GCATACTCCTGATTGATTCTTTGGTCCCGCAAATTCACACCAACTCTAAGAAGACGTCTTCTTATGCACTCGCCGAGGCCCTGCTGAAACCATAGGTTTAAGCCTGGCTCAACGGCGATAATGCGGTCAGTTGACGCATCCTTAGGAACAGTGATAACCTTATTTCCAACGCAAAATGTAAGAGGTTCGTTCGGAAACGAGCGTTCCAACACTTCGCGGCCCCACAGCGGATAAGCTTCCCGCAATAAGGAAAAGGGAACAAGGTCGTACAGATCTCGTGTTATCCCAGTTTCAAACTGGAACTTTTTGGAATGACTGGCATCACGTCTCTTTATCAGAGTTGTGGCACCAGGGCCCCAAGTACACGATTGAACCATCTCTTCTGCACAAAATTCGCCTAAGATCTTCTCGATTTTAAATTTGACTGCTTGATGCAGCCAAACTACTGGACCCCTAAACAAGGGATCTAGTTCGGGACGTCTGAAGCGAAGATTCGTGCTCTTGCAGCGCTCTTCAAAGGAGCGGAATTTCGCCCAAGCAGCTTCTTCTTTGTTGACAGTCAGACTCAAAGAGTCGAACTTAGACAAATATTTAGTTGCAAGGTACGAGTTGCAAGATTCTTCCTGACTATTATAGTCAAGAGGATTGAACTTGAGTCCGGCCAGTTGATCATGTTCTCGATTAGAGAACATTAACCAAACAGCAAGGGCTCTTGGACAATCCAGCGATGAAAGAAAAGATTCAATTAATCGAGGTGTTACACCCCTGTGAACACGGAACTTTCTAGCAAGTTGAACAATGCTAGAGCCATACTTCTTAGAAGACATGGTAGCCTCCAGAGTTTTAACTACACAGGAAGCCCCGAAGCGGGATTAACCGCTAAAGGGAGGTTCCAACGTGGTAATCATCGTTCGCAACGGCGAGCCCGTAGCATCTGTGGGCACGTCGTCACTCGCGTTGATGGTTGCAACGAAGAGCGAAAGAACCTGGCTGAAAAATGATTCACGTTCAGCAAGGGTCCCACGCTCCGGTAGAAAAAACTCCATGACAACGCTGTGATCGTATGCCTTCTCCGGGGCAGGCTGGATGCCTGTCGAGGTAGTCGGCGCGGTCGTAGCGAGTGTCGGGAAGCTGAACTTGATCGTGACGCGAGTCAGCCGACTATCTCTAGTTGGCTTTCTCATCGAAACGGTCAAGCTGGGGAAACCGACCTGGATTCCTCCAGCACGGTCGACCCATTTATAAACACCGGGGGCTGCAAGACCATCGGGGCTCAACGTCGCATCGAAACCGACAGTAGCGCTACCCGTCTTGAGGACGGACGCCGCTGCCAGTGCCGTAGCGATTTTTATGGCTGCTATTGCAGGCATAGGGTACCTTCTTTGAAAGAAAGTGACGTTAACCTCTAATCACCGGCCAAAAGCACCTCTCAACAATGCCAAACCGTTCAGGACATGGACCGTAGAAATAGGGTTCTTAAAACGTGGAAGATCGGGCCGCGGGAAGCTAGTAAGCTTCGAGCGATCCAATTTAACACGTTCCCTATCGTACGACCCATAATCATGGACAATCTGCCACGATTGATAAGGTGCCCTGGTACCAGAGCGACTAATAACGCCGGAAAACAGCTGTCGTGAAAAGCGGGTCTCCACACCGTCTACGAACTCTAAGCCGTCGAAATTACTCAACGACTGCAGATAGTTTCCGATAGGGAGGAACCAGTCAATCACGAAGCTGTAGGGGAGAACTTCCCAGACAAGGTTTACTGGGTTGTTGAAGCCCGTTTGCGCCAAGAAAGCTTTCAAGCGTGAATCTACTTTGTATCGGAGTTTTACACGATACCTGCCATGGTGATGGTTTTCCCACCTCCCGACAGGAACCGTGTGAACCGAATCATCGTAGATAATACCCGTAGTAATGACTTCCTTCGAGGCAGAAGCGGAAACGGATCGAACAACGTGCTCAGCCTGTTGATAAAACAGGGAAAGGCTCCGCATCGACCCCTCTATATCCATAAGCAGAGGCTTCCATCCATACTGGAGCTCCAGCCAATTATTGGCCAAAGAACCAGAAAAGGACGGCTCCTTCGCTTTACGATACCGAGGGTTACGACCAGATCCTTCCCAGAGAGATTTGATGGCGCCAGCGGGGTCCTTCCTCCGTAAGGAGGTAATGGCACCCGTGAGGCGCTTTACAGTCGAGTTCATCATGCTCGACAGTTGTCCGAATTGAGCCATATCTTGGGCCAAATTGGCATCCAATTTTTGGCTCATCCGTTCAACTAATCTCTCGTGAGCAACAGCCGTCAAACTTGAATTATGTTCCAAGTCCGGCGGCATGTTCGTAGCACCCCCAGCAGCTGCTTGCCAACCAGTAAGATAAATTTGAGAGGCATCCGGCGACACAGTGTCGACGAATACCGACAAAAATCCACCATCCTGGTTAACTTGCAGGTCCACACTGTGATCATTTACAGGGAGGAATCGTCTCTTCAACTTGCCAAAACCCGGAGTTCGCGTACCAGACCAAGTACGGTATGACGCCAAGTAGGGCACGGTCGTATTCCAACTGACCGTCGCACCTAGCTGGCGAAAATGTCTTACCTGGCCGATCGTCTGCTCCGGATTCGGGCGAAGAGGACGAGACGTGCTGGATCGTGCTGTTCTTCTAGAAAATCTAGAAACCGTGGAGCGGCCGTTCTTAAGCCACTCTTCCACCGCAACGGAATTAGTTGCAACAAATACGTGATCCTCGCGGATCTCGTAATGGAGCTTCTTTTTCCGAACGTATCTGCTACCCGAACGGGAAACGAGGTTGAGCACGAGGACGAAACGTGGTTTGCACCCTGGGCGGGCAACCTGTGAAAGAGGGAGAACGAATGGAGTACGCTCATATGAGCGATTCCACTTGAATTCCTTAATCACGAGTTGCGCACACTTAAGGTGTAACACGGATTCGTCTGTGACAACCGCGCTAAGCATCGGAGTAACAGCAACAGCTGCCGGTTGGGCTGTTAGGATAGCTTCAATGTCGTCGGATACTGGAAACGGGAATGAGATCATTTCAACCTCACAATCGCATCCAGCACTTTAGCGACAAAACCGGGATCACAATCAACTTGGGAGAAGGCAACCGCCAAGTAAAGTAGGGACGTTAATAGTAACAAACGTTCAGACTTTCTTCGCATTGGCATCTCCCAAAAAGTGATCTACTCACTGAGTGAGTACTAACGTACCCCTGTTATAGGGGAGAACCGCTTAATCCTTAAGACCAGTTCCGAAGCAGTTGATACCGTTGCGAAGACAATCCGCAACATACCGATATACTTCAGAGATATGGTCTTCGGAGTAGCCCGCCTCAATGAGGAACCAACGATTCGCCGGGTGCAAGAAAAACACCAAGGTCTTCGGTGGGAAATCATCGAGCGTGTAGTTATGCTCACGATGAGCAATAGTACACATATCAAACAGTGCGCAACGGAGGTCATCTGTAAATTCCCGATGAAGGGAAGATTCAGATCGAATCTCGTGGGAACGA